CGAGTTTGCCGATATGTCCCCCGACGCATGGTTTGAAGTCTTACGCCCAATGCTTGCAGACAAACAAGGCCGTGCACTCTGGATTGGCACACCAAAAGGCTATAACCACTTCCACGACCTTTATCGCTACGCCCAAGACACCGAGGATTGGGGCGCGTGGCAGTTCACGACAGCGGAAGGAACGCGGGTCACGAGCGACGAGATAGCCGCCGCGCAGAGAGATATGGGTGAGCGTGAATTCCGGCAGGAGTTTATGGCAACCTTTGAATCGCTTGCCGGTCGGGTTTACTCGAACTTCGACCGCGATGAGAACGTGGGCGATCTTTCAGATCACGGCGGCACTTTGTTGGTCGGCATGGACTTCAACGTCGATCCCATGACGGCAGTTCTGGCAGTGCGTGTCGCAGATCAGTTGCACATAATCGACGAGATCGAACTTGGCGACAGCAATACCGAACTGATGGCGGGCGAGATCAAACGACGGTACAAGAACCGCCCGGTCGTCGTTTACCCCGACCCATCCGGCAGGGCGCGAAAGACCTCAGCCCCTGTCGGTAGAACCGATTTTGCGTTATTATCCAACGCCGGGTTCGATGTACGCGCACCGCGTCATGCATCGCCTGTTGTTGATCGGATAAATACCGTGCAGGCCGCGCTAAAAACAGCGGACGGTCGGCGGCGTTTATTCATCAATCGTAATTGCAAAAACCTAATTCGCGCATTCGACGGATTGACCTATTTGAATAACCAACCCGATAAATCGGGCGGTCTTGACCACATCACGGACGCGCTTGGCTATCTCATCATGGGCGAGATGCCACTGCGTAAACATATCGAACCACGAAAACCAACCCGGTGGAGTTAATGGCAAACGAGCATATAACCCTGACTGGTGCTACTTACGACCTACACGCGGCAAGATGGGAGTTCTTGCTACGTTCCTACATGGGAGGCGACGATTATCGCCGAGGTCATTATTTGACCAAATACAAACTCGAAAGCGAGCAGGATTATCTCGACCGCCTCGCACAGACTCCACTCGATAATCAGGTTAAGAACGTCGTGCATATTTACTCGTCGTTCATCTGGCGAGAGAACCCGGTGCGCGAATATGGATCGATTGAGAATGACCCGGCCCTTCAGCCCTTCTTGATGGATGCTGACCACGATGGTCGCTCGTTCAATATGATTATGCGCGAGGCGACTATCTGGTCGAGCGTGTACGGTCATTGTTGGCTCTTGCTCGACAAACCGACGATTGAGGCCGCGACACGCGCCGAAGAACTCGCCGCAGACATTCGCCCTTACCTCACGCTTATCACGCCTGAAAATGTGTTCGATTGGAAATACGAGCGGCAGGCATCCGGTAAATATCTGCTGACCTATCTCAAAGTGCGGGAGATGTCCGAGCATCCGCTGAAGATAAACACCGATCTTCTGAAACGCTCGTTCCGCGTTTGGACTCCTGAGACGATTGAACTGTGGGAAGCAGACAACGAGCATGAGCCGGTACTGGTCGAGCGCATTGATAACCCGCTCGGCATGATCCCGGCGGTTTGCGTGTACGCGCAACGCTCACCGATTCGCGGAATCGGCGTATCCGACGTGGCAGACGTGGCAGACATTCAGCGAGCCGTCTACAATGAATTGAGCGAGATCGAGCAACTGATTCGCATATCTAACCACCCATCGCTTGCCAAGACCGACAGCACGGAAGCAAGCGCAGGAGCGGGTAGCGTGATTCAGATGCCGGACGATCTTGATCCCGGCCTTACGCCTTTTCTGCTTCAGCCGAACAGCAGTAACCTCGACGGCATCCGCGCAAGCATTGAAGACAAGATCAAAGCGGTAGACCGCACGACGCATCTGGGCGCGGTTCGCGCAACAGAGAAGCAGGCCAAAAGCGGTATCGCCTTGCAGACCGAGTTCCAAATGCTGAACAGCAAACTAAGCGAGAAAGCCGATCTGCTAGAACTAGCCGAGGAACAACTTTGGACGATCTGGTGCGCGTGGCAGAACCGAGAATGGGATGGAATGATCGATTATGCCGACTCGTTTGATCTTCGTGATTACATGGCTGATTTGCAATTCCTGCAAATGGCGAAAGCGACCGGCTTGCAAAGCGGCACGTTTAACCGCTCGATTGATCGACAGATCGCCGCTCTTGTGGTCGATGACGATGAACTAACCGAGGCTTACGACGAGATCGATCAGCAAAGAGGTATAGGCGACTTCACCACGGAGTTACCGATTGCCTAGTGCGGCTGAAATTCGTCGGCTTCAAGATGCCCACGAGCGCATTATTGACCAGTTAGACGAGAGGCACAGCGCGAGGCTTGAATCGGTTCTCGAAGAACTGGAAGATCAGATCGAGGAATTAATCGGGGCCGGGGTCAGGTCTCCAGAAGATGCCCTCGGCAAGCGTGTCGGAATACAAGCCGCATTGCAGGGAACCTTTCTTGGCTTCGCAGACAGCACGGTTCGAGATTACGACGAGATCACCGCAAGCGTAGTCAGCACCCTTGAGCAACTGGCATTGATCGAAGGATTTGTGCCGGATGATGCGAAAGTCATCACTCAACTCAAGCGATTATCTTTCGCCGGATATCAGGACATTGCGAATACTTATCTGAGCACTATAGCGGATGGCTTATATCAAAACGTGGTAGCGGGACGGCCTGATCGCGAAATCATAAAAGAAATGCGTCAGGTGATTAATGGCGTTTATGCCAAGACCGATGATGCCGCCGCGATGGAATTGGTTGAATTCGTCAAGCGATATAAAGACAATCCACGATTCGCTGATGACGTAGCCGAAGCGGTGAATAAACTGCACACGATATACGCTCGTGATCGCGTGGGTAATAATCTGCGCCGATATGCTTATCAGCAAGTTCACGATGCGATCATGCAATTCAACGGCTCGTTCACCAAATGGAAAGCAGATCAAGCGGGACTAAAACATTTTGAATACCACGGAAATCTTGTGAAAGATTCTCGTGATTGGTGTGTCTCGCATCAAAGTCGCGTAATGACCGAAGAAGAAATCAGAGAAGAATGGGCTACCAGAACTTGGCAAGGGAAATCGCCCGGCGATCCTTTCATAGTTCGAGGTGGCTATAACTGCCGTCATCAATTCATGCCAGTCGATCCAGAATGGTATGGGATAACGGCTTAACTTTAGGGGCTATCAATGAACGAAGAAACAGGCGAGATCATGGAAAACGAGAATGAAGCACAATCAACGGAGCCAAGCGCGGAGCCGCAAAGCGTCGAAAATGAAAAGGTATTCACGCAAGCAGAAGTCGATGCGCTAATCAAGAAGCGGCTCGATAAGAACAAGCGCGAATTCGAGCGCAAGTTTGACGGCGTTGACCCTGACCAATACCGCAGTTGGAAGCAGGAGCGCGAGGATGCCGAGATAGAGCGGCAGAAAGAGCGCGGCGAGTTCGAGAACGTGCTAAAGCAGATGTCGGAGAAGAAAGACACCCGCATCAACGCCCTGCAAGAAGAACTGCGCCGAGTTAAGGTAGACGGCGCGTTATTGTCAGCCGCAAGCCGGGGTAAGGCGATCAATGCAGAACAAGTGGCGAATCTGTTGCGAACCAATGTCAGAATGACGGATGACGGACAGGTCGAGGTCGTGGATAACAGCGGCGTGACTCGCTACGGCGAAGACGGCTCCGCGATGACTCCTGACTCGCTTGTGAACGAGTTTCTTTCTGGCAATCCGCACTTCGTGGCGGCTACTCCGTCCGGGGCCGGTTCGAGATCATCTATCGGCGGCACAATGCCAAAGACCGACTTGATGGAAATGTCGCACGAAGAATATGCCGAGTGGCGAAAGCAAAATCTGAACCGCAACAAAGGCTATATCAAGATGCGTTGACGCAGAATATTTTTTCTGTACAATCGCACAGATCAGACCGCGCTGTCTCGCGGGTTAGGTCAGACCGACTGACTTGAATCAATCGGGGCGGTTGCTACCGTGGGCAACCTTTGTAATCACGGGTCATCAATCACCGTTATTACATTGGGAGGCCATTAATGGCATCAAGCACCACGACTACGCTCGACGATCTGTTTGTCAACATCGTCCGCGAAGCAATTTTCACCGCGCAGGAGCAATCCCTCGTGCGTAACCTCGTCACCGTGTACGACATCGGCGCGGATGACGGCAAAGCGATCCAAGTCCCGATCTACCCGGAAGTGAGCGCGTCTGCGCTGACCGAGGGTTCGGACATGTCATCGACGGCTGTTTCCACCTCAAGTGCCACGATTACCGCAGGCGAAGTGGGTGTGCAGGCCGTTCTGACCGATCTGGCCGCTCGTTCTTCTTCCCGCGACATCGCCGCCGACCTCGGTCGAGTGCTTGGCGAAGCCGTTGCCAAGAAGATGGACGAAGACCTCATCGCCCTCTTTGATGGCTTCTCGGCCTCTCTGGGAGCCACCACGACCGAACTGACCGCCGCGCATATCTTCAATGCCGCCGCTCAGTTGGACAACGCGAAAGCACCGGGCCGCAAGTACGCTGTACTTCATCCCTATCAGGTCTATAACCTGAAAGCCAACCTGACCAACACCTTCGCTAACCCGAACGGTGGCGACCTCCAGAACGAAGCCATGCGTAACGGCTACGTCGGAACGCTTGCCGGGGTGGATATGTTCGAGTCTGCGAACATCACCATCGACGGTTCTGGCGATGCCAAAGGCGCAGTATTCGTGCCGCAGGCTCTTGGTCTGGCGATCAAGTGGGATGTGAACATCGAGCCACAGCGCGATGCGTCCATTCGCGGTTGGGAACTCAACGCCACGGCCTGTTACGGCGTTGCTGAGTTGAAAGACAACTACGGCATCGAGATGTACTTCGACGCGGGTCTCTAAACCCAACTAAAACGCGGGGTGCGGAAACACTGACACCGCGCCCCGCCCCTTCGGGGATTTAACGAATGGCAATGAGCGCAGACAGCGATCTGGTTGAACTCCAACCGGATATCCTGACTTACGGCATCAGCGCATTTACCGACGAACACGCGAAAGCGCAAGCGGACATCGAGCGGGAACTGCGGATCAGATGGTGGCCTTTCCGCAATATCAGCGGGGAGATGAACGCAAGCCTCCTGACCGAATCACAGTTCACCAGAGCCGCCGCTTATCGGGTTCTCGGTTGGTACGCCCTGCCGCAATTAACTCGATGGGAAGCCGACGGCGGTGAAGATCGCTATCAGCAGATGATGAAGTTTTACCGATCCGCTTATGACGATGAGATCGGCAAAGTTCTGAAGGATGGTATCGAATACGATTCCGATGAGGATGGTTCAATAGTCACATCGGAGAAGCAACCGCTTCATTTTGGACGATTGCAAAGATGATGAGTGTAAACATCTCGCTTGACGATAAAGCCGTCAAAGCGTTGATGAATGCTTATCCAAAGAGAATAAAACAATCTTCGACGATTGCAATTAATAAAACAGCAAGCAGAGTCAAAGATTTAATTCAAAGAAGAACAGCGCAGGGCAGAGGAATAAACGGCGGGTTTACGCCTTACGCAAAATCAACGAGGAAATCGAGAAGCAATAGAGGAAGGCAAGTTGGGGTCGTTGATTTATTTGATTCCGGAAAAATGATGGGGTCAATGATTACGCAACCTAAAAATCCTTTTCTTGCTTTGGTTACTTTTGCAGGAACTTTTCAAAAAAGAAAAGCAATGTGGCATCACAAAGGTTTGGGCAATCTTCCTGATCGACCGTTTTTTGATATCAGCAGTGCAGAAAAGCCTTTAGTCGCCTCAGTATTTATAAAAGAATTTAAGAGAAGGATGGCTCGATAGTGAGCAAAAGAGAAGACATCGCCGCAAACA